GAGTTAACACCTGTTGGAACTAAACGAACTACATCAGTACCATCAGCGTTAGTTACACGATAACGACGTGATGAACGTTGTGAAACGATATCAGCTAGTGAACCAATTGTAGCACCAGTAATCCATGCATTAGCTTGGATTGTATTAGCTGTTGTAACTGCTGGGATAAGAACTGGTAAAATATCACCTAAGCGACCAACATCACCAAAACTAACTGGTGAACTGATAGCTGCTGTGTTAGCTGTTGACATAGTGATATTGCCACTTGCAACGTCAACACTAACAACCTTAGTTGGGTTACCTAATGTGGTTGTAGTAAAGAATGCATTAGCAACCATACCTGCGTAAATACCACTTGTAACACCGCTTGAAAATTTAAATACTTTACCTGCAATTTGAGTAAATCCATCAACCACAACGTTACCTGGTTTATTGAATGTCACTGTTGGAACTGATGCATAGCCACTACCTGCTTCTGTAATACTAGCAGTAGCAACGTTGCCGTTACCCGGTGCATTATCTGCTGCCGCAACAAAAGTAATTGTAGCTGTCGCTGTTGTTCCACCGATTGGACTTGCGCTAAAACTAATAGTAGTACCAGCTGAATAGCTATTAGCACCATTAACAGTCAACGAAGCAATACCTTCACCACCTGGTGATCCTGCACCGCCAGTGCCGTTAAAAAATCTTTCATTAATTGGACGTCCCATTTGTTTCTCCTTGTATGTTATGGCGTTCTAGGCCTACGCGGTGGGGACCGCATAAACTCTCAATTAAGAGCGAACAAGTATATTTATCGTAACTTGACTTTTTAACTGAAAGATAGTATAATAGCTATTCATTTGTTAAGGGGAGTTGTATGACTATGTACAAGGGTGAACAGGTAACTGCTATGATTGGTGTGGCTAAGGCGCACAATGGCAGGTTTATTAATAATTTTTACATTGACGTTAACTTTATTGACATTGCACTACGTGATGATGGTTTGATTAAATTTTGTAACAAGGATGCTACTGCTGAAAGTGTTATTAGCTATGCATTTAACGAGGCTGTACGTAGTTTATGTAGAAGCGACTACATGGACAAATTTTCTGCTGATGAATTTGTTGTTATTAATGAATACTACAAAGGCACTACTAAGAAACATGCTGAATTATTTGCTAACAGTGTTAAGGAAGGTACAGCACAGGTAGGATTTGACTGTAGGTATGCTAATATTACATTTGGCAACGGACACAGCGACTTTATTAAATGGAACATGGCAGTTAATAGACTGGGTGCTAATTATTTGTACTTATACAACGATTGGGGTACTACAGAACGCATAGCACATGAGACTAGGTTATATGGTGATGCTATGACTAGTGCTGATAAGTTAACAGGTTGGCTGTGTACATGGCATGGTTTTACTAGAGCCTTAGATGACTACGATGTAGTTACTACTAGTGAACTTAATGCGATTATACGCAAACGTCCTAAACTTGTAGGTGACAGATTAGTTAAGCGTGGTATAAGTGAATATGATGTTGAAACTGAAGCTAAGATTGAAAATATTGTAGAAGCATTGCGCACTGAATTTGATAATGAAAGTTTAAAACAAACAGGTGCATTTATTAGCAAGGCTACATTTAATTGGCTTAAAGAGGAGCTTACAGAAGCAGTTACTAAAAGTGCAAACTATAAAATACTACACTAAGGAGATGGCTATGAGCAAATATACAAAAATTGAACGTAGATTAGTTGATGGTAGAATTATTAGGCGTGATACTAATAAAATTGACACTAAGATGGAAGATATTATTAGTAAACTTGCGGCTAAGTTGCTGTGGGATTTAGATGAGTTGTGTTACGAAAATTTAAATGGCGCACAGCTAACAGACAATAAATCTCATAAGATGTACGAAAAACTTACCTCAAGATTAACTAGGGCAGTGTGTACTAGTTAATAAATTTAGTCAACAAAAAAGCCCCTTGCGGGGCTTTTTCTTATCGATACCTTTAAGGTTTTAATCTTATTGGAATGATAGGTTTGCAACACCAATTGTTTCTAAGTAGTCAGCTGCGTTACCTAGAGATGAAGCAGTGTTTGTAAGTTCAGCATAACCATAACGTGTCATGAAACCTACTACTGGTTCAAATGTTGATGGATCTAAAACAACACCAGAGCTCATTAGAGGCACGTATGGGCAATAGAACGCAGCTGCATCAGCTTCGCTAGAACCTTTGTAACCTACTAATACTGAAGTACCTGTACCAGCATAGCTGTCTACATAGATCTTCATAGCGTTGTTTAAAGTACCAACTAATTTAGTGTTAGTTGGAGCTTCGAAAGTACCTTCTGTTGTACGAGCAAAAGCTGAAGTAGTTGCAGATTGCAATACTGTTAACGCTTCTGAACTTACAACTGCCCAGTTAGCTGCACCGCGACGTGTACGTTGAGCGATCAAGTTTGCAGCGCGGTTAATTAAAACTGCTAATGCTGCGTGCTCGTCACCTACGAATGTAGCTGTACCAGATACTGTAGCTTGGTTGAAGTTGTAGCTATTACCTGCTAATGAACGTAGAGATGCTAAAATCTCTTGGTCAATTTCAACAGTAATTTCTTGAGCTAAAGCTGCCATAATTTCAGCTTCAACATCTAAACCGTGCATTGATTGTGCATCTTGAGCTGCCTCAAATGTCCAACGTGCGCTTAGTTTACGTGTTTTAGCTTCAACAACTTGTTTCAAGATTTGAACGTTAATGCGGTTACCTGGAGTACCTTCTAGTGTTGATGTAGAAGCAGCTTTACCAGCTGTTGTACCTGAGTATGCAGTAGCGATCTTGAATGGACTTAAAGCCTCGTCACCACCTACTGTGCTGTCGCCACTTGTTGCTGATACTTGGTCAGCGTAACGTACACGTAGAGTGTGAATTTGAGCCACTGGGCCTGTCATTGGTTGTACACCAACGATTTCGTTAGCGATAACTGTTGGCATTACACGACGGATTACTGGAAGAATCACGCGGTTTAATGTTGCAACGTTACCAACTGCTGTAGCGCCAGCTGTTGCTGTTTCCATCAAATGTTTCTTAGTGTTTTCTAAGATTACAGCCATTGTAGTTCTTTTCGAACCTTGTAGACCTTCTAACAGGGCGTCTTTGGTCTCGTTCCAACGGCCTTCTAATAGTTGGGTTGTCATTTCTTAAATTTCCTTTTAATTAAAAGTTGTACTACTATTTTAGCCCTGCTAAACGCTTGATGTCGACGACATTGTCACCGAGCTCAACAGCGTCAGTTTTAGCAGATTTATCACCAGTTACTTCTTTACGACTTTCAGCAATCATCACTTTTTCTGCTTTGATTGCCGGAGCATTGTTTAGAACTGCTGGTAGATACTTATCGTATGCAGTTTGTAGTCTTTCTGTCTGCACACTCTCGAGTAGGCTGGTCATTACTTCAGCTTTCTCTTTATTTAACGGTTTTAGTAATTCATTCATCTTCTCTTTACGAGCGATGCTTTCACTAATTACTCGAACTTCACGGTTTTTAGACTCAACTAAAGCTTCTTTTTCTGCAATTGCTTTCTTGCTCTCTGCTAATTGTTGTTCTTTCTTAGCAAGTTGAGCTTGAAGTTTAGCAAATTCTTTGTTCTCATTTAAGTGAGTAACAGCAAATTCTGCTGCGTATGCTTCAAATAAGCGACGACCAAACATGTTCTCACGAGCAATTTGGATGTCTTCTTTAAGTTGTGTCATTTCTGACCCTAGGTTTTGTGCTACTGCTTCTTTAACAAGACCCGCACTGCGTTTTACAAACTCTTGTTGTAAAGCAGCAAGTTTATCTTTGGCTTCAGCAACAAGTTTAACTTTCGTTTCAACTACAGCTTGTTTGTCTTGTTCAAACTCTTTGATTTCTTCAGCTAATGCATGGATAACAAATTTTTCAAGTTTTTGAATTGCTTCTGCTTGGAATTTGCGATCTTCACGAACTTCTTTAATCTCTTCAGCTAATTTAGTAACCATGAAGTCATTAAATTTACCTGAGCTTTCAACCATTTGACGTTTAAATTTCACGCGGTCTTCTGCAAGAGCTTGTTTCTCACTGGCGAACTCTTTAAGTTCAGCAGTAAGACTTTCAGTAACCATTTTGTCTAGAGCTTCAACCATTACAGCTTTGTCATGTGAATAGCGATTTGCAAACTCTTCACGCAATTCAGCGCGAACAATTTCTCGTGCTTCATTAATTTGTGATTCCCAAGCTTCTGTAATAGCTGCTTGTGTATCTTCGTTAATGATGCCGCTTTCCAACAATGGTTTGATAGCGTCTAACATTCTGATCTCCTATTTAATTTTAAGATCTTTGATTAAGCGTGTAACTTGCTCTTTCAAATACTTTTGCACTTTTTGATCTGCGCTGGCCTCTTTTGCCAATTCGAATACCTTAGCACCACCACGCATATTCATCAGTCCTTCGTAAATCGCTGTTGGATATGCATTAGGAGCACTAGGTTGCGCAACTACATCTACTGTGACTATTTCAAAGTCACTTACTTTGCCGTCACTCTCGCTAACGTTGCCGCTACCACGAGAACTAACACCAAGTTTAACTCCAGACTCCAACATTGTTTCAACTAACTTACCCATTGGAGTAGGAAGAATTTTTAATTTGCCAAAGCCATTAGGACCATCCATCCACATATCTGTAATCATGTGGCTAACACGGTCTAGATTAATCTTCAAATCATCAGGGTGGTCTACTTCGCCTAATACGCTGTAGCCGCCTTTGATTTGTTCCATAATAGATCCTACAGCTTTACCAATTTCATTTACTGGATATACACGCTCATTGTGATTTTTAACACCACCTTGAATGAATATACCTTTCATGTAAAGATCTTTACCTTTACCGTCGTGACGGTCTTCTGTTAGAATTTCCATTCTAGCATTGTCAAAGGTTAAGTTCTCTTTTAGGTATGAAGCCATTGTAGTTTCCTAATTATCGTGCTAATGGGCTTTTAGTGTTTACACCACCAACAGCTTTACCTGTTGTTTGGCCTTCACCAGATTTTGCACTTTCTTTAGATTTAAATGCTGTTTTACCTGCATTTGCACCTGGTTTGTTTTGTGGGTTAGATACTAATGTACCTTTTGGTTTTTCGCCAGCTTGTGGACGATTACCGTTTTGGTCTTGGTTACCGCCTTTAGATGTTACAGCAGAACCGCCCATGTCGTTTTTACCAGCTACAGTTGATTTAGTATTAACAGATGCACGTTTACCAGCACCTACTTCACCACCTTCAGCTTTTTGATTTGTTTCGCCAACTTTTTCTACGTATTCACGTACAATAGTTTCGTCTAATTCTTCTTCATCTTCTTCTGAATCACATTCTTCAGCTTCCATGAATTGTTCTTCGTCAGCGCCATCTTCGTCGCCCATGTCGTCACCGTGGATGCCTGGGAATTGTTCTTCAGACTCTTCACCTGCCATTAAAGCATCAAATTCAGCTTTAAGTTCATCTAATGCATCTTCTAAATCCATAACGCGGTCTTCAACATCACCGTGTTCTTCTTCGTGTGAGTCTAAATCACCGCTGTCATCAAAGTCCATGTCATCTGAATCATCAAAATTTGATAACTCTTCGTCTTCTTCTTCAGAAATGCCTTCTTCATCTAGGCTAACTTCGTCTACTAGGTCTTCAACTTCGTTACCGCCTAAACCTTCTTCTAAGTCTTCTTCTGCTACTAAGCTCTCATAGATGTCGCGACTTTTCTCAACAACGATCTGATGGAATAATTCACGAGCTTTGTTGCTTC